TTCGGAGTTGCACCGGAGGTCTGACATCAACCCCGTACGTGGTATTCGTTTTATCGACAGCAGCCCGAAGTTGGCTCGTTGTTAACGCAGTCGGCACGATCTGCGGAAAAGAAAAACCCCAAAGGTCGAGGCTCAGGCCGTGGTTAGAGTGGATACGAGTAATCCGCACAAACCAAAGCCCCGACATTTGGGGTCTTTTCTCGTATCCGCTCTCTAACAAGCGGCCTGTCTTTTTCACAGGTGACAAAGTATAGACCGGAGTTAAAAATTAATGCAACCAAGTTTCCCAGATTTCTGCATCTGTTGACACCCTGACAATTTTAAGCTAACTTCGTCCAGCGAAGTTAGCTTAATTCCTGCCCGTTTAAACGAGCCAGTCAAAGGGATCGATGAGAGTAGTCCGGGCGCGTGTCGGCGGAACAATCCCTTTGTACTTTTCCGGCAGAGTGTTGATTGGCAGCAGGTCTTCAGCCCCCACCATAAGCCTGTTCCCATAACTGTAGTCTTTAACTTTGTGGACTTCCATGAATTTGCCTTTGTGGATGTAGCCCAAGATACAGCAGGTAAGCGGGTTCAGTATTTTCACCCCCACAAGAATCTCGGCGTTGAAGTGTTCCATTGAGTTGATCGGAATCTCCGCGTCACGCCCCACATACGTGATTGTTTTTATCTGGGCAGTCCAGCCTTTGATAATCGTGTCTGGAATATCGCTGCCAAGTTTTGTGACGGTCATATCCAGCGAGCATCCCAGCCCCTTTCTTAAGGCAAACTCTCCCATAGCCCCAAGGTAATGCGGGGCGAAACTGCTGTATCTCGTTGTGATTTTCTTTACATCAGGGACTTGGTTGGCAACCTTCACGCAATGAAACCGTTCGGCATACATCGCTATGTTTATTAGATCGAACGCGTCGAATTCAACAATCATTTGATAGCCTTTTTTTGAGCCAGCATCTCATTGCGAAGCAAGTGATACGCAGCCTCGCCCCGTTTACGCTTGATCCCCTCCAGATACTCAGCCTTGTCGCGCAGTGTCATCGCGTGTCGAGCCTCGCATTCAAGCCTCCAGCATTCGCATTCATTGCAGACCACCCTGCCATCTCGCAATGTGACCGGCTTCTCAGTGACCAGCAGACACCCTAGACAATCCATATAACCCCCCTGTAAAATCCCGACATGCGGGATGAAATGAGCCTCTACCTGCTGGCTGTGACCCGGTGTCCAGCCTCAAACGCCCTCCAGCCCCCTCGCTGTGAGGGCGTTTGTCTTTGTGGTGCTTACCCCCACCTAACCCTTGGAATGCTGCCTAGCCTCGTCCTGACGAGCCACAGCCCTATGTTCTACCCGTATCTCTGTGCGGGGATTCTCTTTGTCCACCCCGCCCCAGTAAATATGCTTCTCTTTGACTTGTCTGTCGTTCCGATACGCATGACCCTGAAGAAGGTCGAGGATCAGGGATTCATCAAGATCAGGGCGGCGGCTGGCATACCAGATGGTCATCGTCACAGAGACATCCCCTTCCAGTAGCTCACCTGATGAACCACCTACTTGCTGTTTAAACATATCAGCGTAACCCAATGCCTTTGCAGATTTAATCATTCTGGACATCCCACCATAGCGGACGATGCGCCGGGAGTTTGCTTTCGACGCTGGCTCTCCAAATATTTTAAATACTTTGAATGAAAGTGCTTGCATTGGCTTAATAATAGCAGTAGTATTTCTTTTCATCAATGGAGGCTCCTGAATGAAGATCACTAATAATCACAATGTTCCCGCAACACTTGTCGCGTTAGCATCAACAGACTACTACAGTAAAGGCAAAGCTGACTACTCAGTCACGGAATTAATCAGTCCGCCGCGAGTCCAGCGGCTGCGGCGCAAGCACCATGAAGAGATGGAGCAGGACGTATCAGGGATGCTCTGGCAGTTACTTGGAACCGCGCTGCATGTGGTAGCAGAGCGCGGTCAGGCAGAGGGCTACACCACCGAAGAGCGGCTCCATACCACCATCAACGGGGTGTCCATTTCGGGCGCGATTGACCTACAGCAGGACGTAGGTCATGGGCTGATCCTCGGTGACTACAAGTTCACCAGCGCGTGGGCTGTGCGTCAGGAGAAGCCTGAGTGGGAACAACAGTTGAATATGTATGCATGGCTGGTCAGGCGTGAGAAGAAGCGCGAGATAGCCGGTCTACAGATCGTGGCATTGATCCGGGATTGGAACCGCCGCGAGGCAATGGCGAAGCCAGACTACCCGCAAGCACCCATCCACATGGTGAACCTGCCTATATGGACGCAGGAGCGGACAGAGGAATACATCCTGTCACGCATTGCTAGTCACGACGATGGCAAGGTGGCGATTGATATGGAGGAAGACCTACCGCTATGCACTGATGATGACCGCTGGATACGCAGCACGACGTATGCGGTTAAGAAGGTTGGGAGGAAGACAGCTATCAAGCTGTATGACGATGAAGCAGAAGCCGCCGCCAGAGCGGTAATAGAGAAGGGATTTGTAGAGGTAAGAGTTGGAGAGGCAATACGTTGCACGGGTAACTTCTGCGGGGTATCGCAGTGGTGCAGTCAGTATCAAAATTCCATTAAGGAGCAGGACGATGAGTAATGTATTTAAGAAGTTGCAGGATGCGCGTGTCCGTCTGCAAAAGACGGAGTTGAGTAAGAGCGGACGGAACAAGTTCGCGGGCTATGAATATTTTGAGTTGGGAGATTTCATCCCAGCAGTGCAGCAGATTTGTAACGACGTTGGTTTGTGCGGGGTTATCAGCTACACAACAAGTGTTGCATCGTTGACGCTGCATGACACAGATGGAGAAGGGTACGTTGTATTCGACAGCCCCATGTCCACGGCAGCATTGAAGGGTTGCCACGAGGTGCAAAACCTCGGCGCGGTGCAGTCATACCTACGGCGCTATCTGTGGATGACCGCGTTTGAGATCGTCGAACATGACGGGTTGGACGCGACTACAGGGGGCGAAGCGCCTGCGCAGAAAAAGGTCGAAGTGAAAGCTGCGCCGAAGGTTGAGGTTAAGGCTGCGCCGAAGGCAGACGTAGCGTTTGACGCTGAAACATTCAAGGCGGTGATGCTTGATTGGGGTAAAGAGGCAACATCCACTGGCGGGTTGTCTAGTCTGTGGAAAGAGAATCTCCAGCAGCTTGGATTGCTGGAAAAGCAAGACGCGGCAGGGTTTGAAGAGCTGAAAGAGAAGTTCCGTGAAATTAAAAACAAACTGAAAGAGGTGAAGTAATGGCTGAGAATACCCCGTATGTGAACAAACCTAACTTTGGATCACTGTTCGCAACCAAGGTGAAGAACACCCCCAAGTCGCCGGATTATTTTGGTGACATTGTGATTGATTTGAAGACCGTGAAAGCGGTTGATGGGCTGGTCACGATCAAGTTGAGCGGATGGAAGAAAGAAGCACCTAGTGGTAGCCGGTATTTGTCGTTGTCGGTAAACACGTTTGAAAAAGATGGAGCGAAGAAAGCCCCCGCCGCTGACGATGACGAAGACCTTCCGTTCTAATGGAAACACTTCAATTTGAGGCGGTGAAGGTGGCGTTGAAACAGGACGCCACTGGCTACGTGCTGACGTTGAAGGTGCATCCCGATGAAATCCCCGATGAGTTGATGCGGGATTTTGTCGGGACTCGCTACGTCATTGTTGCTGCCCGTTTAAACGACGATGAGACGCCTGTCATTGTCAGTAACCGGGTTACAAGGGCAGGGATGTTGTGCCGGGATGCACGGTTTCATCAATGGCTCGACAGTAAAGACTTTGAAGCAAAACATACTGAACAGTCTGCGACAAATTGGCTCCATGATCGATGTGGGATTGATTCTCGCACTGAGTTGAATGGAAACAAAAAAGCTCAGATTCTGTTCGACAAGGTTGTGCAGGAATTTGAAGGGAGCAAATATTATGAGTCGTTTTAAAACAGTGTATCCACAAATGTTTTACCTCTCGCTGGGAGAGCGGGCTAACGTTAGAGTGTTTGCGAAAAAGAATCTGATGCCGGTATCGCAACTGGTGCGCGAGGCTTGCAAGATGCGTATGGCGGGAGAAGGGAATTATCAAAAAGGTTATGACGATGCGCTGGACGAAGTGATGAAGAAAATCAAAGGGTCGATGGCGGGACAGATGAAATTCCCCAGTGGCGTGTCTTTTTCTGAAATGCTTTGCGACGAAATTATCACCATGAAAAGAGGGAACTAAAATGATTGAATCTACCAAGCGTGGCCCACTACCCACCGCAAGTGCAAGAGTTTATACATTGCGTGGGATTACTTATCTGCCGCACTACTCTAAGCCCTATTACGTCGGCCCCGGCTATGGCTTTGTTCGTGATCGGCGGTATACCGAGGCACAGATGTATCACGCGACAAAAGAGTTTTCGATAGATGAGTTGTTGCTGGCGGGTGCCGTTCCTGAGCAAAAAGTGCTGTGGCTTGGCGAGGAGAATTCTACATCTTTTCGCGTGTGCGAGACTAACGAATAGGGGGATGTATGGGACTCATGGAGCGGAAGAAAGAAGAAGCAGAGCGCGCGATGAAGCTGCACTACGAGTGCGCCACTTATAAACAATACAGAGAATGGCGTGAAGCGGCGCGTAGTAGCCACCCATCATTCTCCGCATGGTTTTGCACAGATTGTACCCTTGCGTATCAAAAAGAAATGATAGCAAAAGGGAAGTGTGTAAGACCGGAGATCAGATTCAAGCTAGACGATGACGGGGGACAAGCTGGATACGTGCCATTTTTTACAAACAGAAAACCGGGATTACAAAATGAAAATTGAATTAACCACCGCAGTTGTTGAATGTCTCAAACGCGGATTGAACTGTTGGCCCCAGCAGAACGATGCTGTTGGCCTTGAGATCAAGGAAATATTAGTGCAAGCAGAAGAAATAAAATTACGGATTGGGGTGGATGTATGAACTACAAAAATATTGAAACCGTTAAACGTCTTGATTTTG